GCTTGTTTCCCTATAGAAGCTAAACCATCACCTAATCCTTCTAAGAATTTTTTAATACCAGAACCTTGTTTAGGATCTATACCTTTTGTTTTATCTGCTGAATCTGCTATACTTTTAGCTCCTTTATCTAATCCTTTAGGTACTTTAAAAGATTGTTTTATTCTACCTACTAATCCTCCTCCTCTTTGACCACCTGCTTTAGCTCTGCCACCTCCAGGCATAAATTGTCCTCCTTTATACATTTTACCCATTAACCCTTCAGAAATTTTAAAACTTTTTAACATTTCTTTAGCACTTTTTACAGAATCTTGTAAGTTGTTTTTCAATCCAACTGAACCTTTTATAACCTTACCTACCATTACTACTCCTATTGCAGTTATTAAAGGATATAATATATAAGATTTGGATAAAATAGTGGCAAATAATCCTACAACAGGAGCTAATGCTTCTTGCAGTTTACCTATTGCAGTATTAAATTGTTCTTGAACTTCTAAACTTTTTATTTGATCATATTGTTGTTGTTGAGCTGCTGTTAAAGATTCTCTATCAAGTTCACCTTCCATTTCTTTCATCATGAGAGATTTAGATAGTTCATCTCGAGTCATACCCACTGCTTTGGCTTGTGCTTCTTGTTGAATACGATTCATTCTGCTAAAACTAGCCATAGTAATGCCTTGGTTAGCTAATTCATTTGCTACCCCTGCTAAATCATTATCTAATGCTAATTGTCGTGCTTTCTCTAAATTAAGGTTTTGACCAGTTAATAATTCAGCTTCCATTTCAGCCGCAATTGAAGATTCAAATTGTAATAATGAACCTGCAATTTTATCAACACCATCTAAAGTCATTCCTAAACTTGCAGCCGCAGTTGCAGCTTTTGCTAATTCACCTGGATATCCTGCATAACTAGCTGCTATACCTGCAGATGTATTAGCTACATCTTCTAAAACTTTTCTACCGTTAATTGCAGAATTATTTTGGGCATTCATAGCATTAACACCATCAAAAATAGCATTGTTATTGTCTTCAACAGACATCCCATGTACTTTGGATTGCATTGCTAATGAATTAGATTCTTTAGCTGATAGTCCTATTTGCTTAGTCATTAAAGCTACTTCAGTAATGTCTTCTTTTGAGAAAACATTAGCAGCATTCATTCCTAATTCTTTAGTTAATTCAGTAGCTGCAGCAATATATTCAGAACTTAAAAGGAGTTCTGTATTTAAGTCATCAAAAAGGGGTACTGTTTGTCCTGTTTGTCTTTGAAATTCTGTTTGGGCCTTATCTACAGCTAAAAACCCTTTAACCAGAGCTCCAATAATTACTGTTGGATCTGTTAATGTGCTAAAAAGATTTTTAAAACCACTTCCAATTCCTTTCAGTAATACACTAAGTCTTGATACTTTTCCTCCAGCTTCAGCTGCATTGTCTGCAAATTCTTGCATGTCAGCTGCCATTTCATCAACTTTAAGTGCTTTAGCAAATTGGGGAGAAAGATCAGTAAGTCCTTTAAGTAAACCACCAGCCACACCCATAGCTTTATTAGCTTCTTTTCTTTGTGCAACTTGTTCTTCTACTTGATCTAAAATCCCTTGTTCCCTTTTAAATTTATCGTTAAGGGTAGCTAATAATTCGTCTTCAAGGTTAGTAAGATTGTTCTTTTTCGTAATACTTTGTGCAAGTACTTTTAATTCTTCAACTGCTATTCTAGCTTTTGAAGCCTCTTTATCAAGTTGTTTGTCTGTAAGACGATTTAGACCTTCTTGTTGTTGGTATAACTTTGTTGTTGCTGCTGTTAATTTAGTTAATTGAGAAGAAACTTCACTTTCTAAAGTTATTTTTTTTCCTGTTAACCTATTGACATCTTTCATCATGTCAGTGTAGGATCTCAGACCATCAGCCATTTGTTCTTCTAAAGAAATTGTTTCTTTAAGATTACTATTAAGTTCCTTCTGGTTATTTATGTCTTCTCTACTAGCCACTAGTTGATTTTATTATAAATATAGGAAGGCATCATTTCTTTGATGCCTTCGCTGTATAAGTTGGGGGTTTTTTTATATGTTTTAAATGTTCAGGGGCTTTAACTTTACCCTCAGAATCTATCACAGTATCTCCACCTGAAGATTTGCCTGTGGCTTTTTTCATTTCTGCTGCTTCTTTTTCGTAATGTTCTCTCATTTTATTAAATGTAAAATTACGAAGCCAAATAGGCATGTTATATACGGTATGCCAATCATACCCTCCATTCCCATGAAACACTATCTCATGGATCTGGGCGAATAATGAAATTCTATAGGTTTGCGTCAGGCCAAAAAAAGTTGACAGTAATGGGAATCTCGACGTCCTCCCCACCGTCACTCAATTCCACTTGTGTTAATAAATTCACGTCAGGTTGATGTCCTGCTATGTGTTTTCTAAATGCCCTAGCATCCATCGCTAAAAAGTATGTATCTACAAATTCACGCACTGTTTTACGTTCAGAATCTCCATTTACAGAAAGAATCATTTGTTTCATACGTGTAGAAATCATTGGATCTGCTTTTTTATTAATTTTTTTCAGACCTTTAATTTCAGCTTCTATTGCCATCTCATCTTTATGAGATAATAATTTATATGTAATTTCTGTACCTGAATTAGGCAATGTGTATTGGAATTCATTTACTCCTTTAGTAATAGAATTTTCATCAAATTCCTTATTTTCTAAAGTACTTAAATCAACTTCTACTTCTTCTCCCTTATATTCAAATTTATAATCTTTACCATATCCTAAGACACGAGCTGCAATCATAACTGCATTTTTATCTCCTACAATAAGGTCATTGTAATTGCATTTTGTTACAATTAATGCTTTTAACAATTTATCTAAAACTGTTCCATTTTGAATATATGATTGGTTTGAAAGAATATCTTCTTCCTTTGCAGTCATATATTTCATCTCAATCTTACCACTTGATAGGGGATTGTCTTCGGGATAAATTAACCCTTTAGAGGGCAATTCAATTGTTTCGGTTGGAAACTTAAAACTTTCTTCACTCATAATTTTTATTTGTTATAACTTTAATACGTGTATACATACTAACGATACAAAAGAGCTTGACATAAGCCAAGCTCTCTTTAAAAATATTTAACAGTTTTTTTAGAAATTTAATACTGCGTAATCTATAGATAAATTTAAATTAACAGTTTGGGCTTGAGCATCTGTATCCCAATTATACCCATCAAATGTTGCTTCTAATATAAATGCACCTTTTAATACCCATTCAGAAACTACATCACCAACAGGACCTAATACATTTACAGTGATATCTTTTTTATAGAAATCACTATAACCATCTCTACCTGTTACTGATTCGTGGTGTAATCTTACCCACTCCATTACTGCTTGAGCTCCAGAGGGTGTAATTGGATCGTAAAGTTTCATTGATACGTCTGCCCATTTAGATTTACCTTTAACTTTACGTTCTACATTGATGTGGTTTAAGGTAACTTTTTCTTGGGTGATTTTCACTTCTCCAAACTCTTTAATCATATACGATGGGATTCCATCTACATACATGATAAACCTATTTGCTTGTTTTGGTTCAAATGCTGTGAAAAATATTTCGTTTGGATCTAATACTGCCATTTTATTTTTTTTTATTTTTTTTATTCAATTATAAATATTATACCTTTAAACTCTTACGCTGGGAAAGTTGCTCCAGTTGGAAGAACATTAAAATCTAAGTAAATGAATTCAGCTGTTTTAGTTGGTTGTAAATAAATAGCACCTACTAATTGGTTTCTATCAATAACATCTGGTGTATTGTTAGTAGAATCCATTACTACCTTAAAGGCATATAAACCTTGTCTTTGTTGTACTGATTCCAAATATGGATTTACTTGACTTAAGAATTGATTTCTTGTAGCTGCTGTGTTTTGTTCAAATACTAAGTTATCAGAAATTTGAGAAATATAAGATTTAAGAGCAATTAATAATCTTCTAACATTTACTCTATCTAAAGCACTTGCTTGTGTTTGTAGTGTTTTTTGCCCAAACACTGTAACACCTTGTCCTGGGAAAGTTGCTAATGGATTTACTTTATTAGTGTATAAAGTATCTCTATTAGTTTGAGTTAATTTTCTTTCTGCTTGTCTTACTACTCCTAATCCACCTCGGTTAATACCTGCTGGTGCAAACCATGGTTCACTTACTCTATCAGTAAATGCGTAAACTCCCGGAATTAAAGTTGATGCTGGGACCCATTCTAATTTATCTGTATTTGGATCAATCATTTGAACCCAAGGCCAATATGAAGCAGCATATGAAGTATCTAAACTAGCAGCTGTAGTTGATGTTGCTGTTATAGATGAACCATAATTTTCAAGATCCATTACTATAATTGCATCCCCTCTATTTTCAATATTAGCAATTAGCGTATTTAATGGGGTTTTGTGAGTTGCATTCGCATATATTAATCCTGGGGCTGTGATTATGTTATAAACGTATTCATCCGCGTTTGCTAATAAATTAATAGCATCTGTATAATCAGAAGCTGCGAGACCTTGCGTATCTCCATTATTAATATTTTGGAAGAAATTATCTCCTGCTCCTGTAATATTACCATCAGCATTTCCAAATGAACCACTTTGGGCTACTGGAATTGAAGCAGTATATGCTGTATTTACAGCTCCATTATTATCAAAATAATCAGGTGTTTTTACATTTACTGATTTTAGTCTTATATATCTTGAAGTATTGGCAAAAGATCCTGTTGTTTGTAAATATGGATCAGATGAACCAGCTCCTAATAAATTAGTTGTTGTGTCACCAATTATTCTAGCAATATAATTAGATGATTTTGGATCTAAAGAAACATTAGTAAATGATTCTAATACTGATTTATTTTTTGTTGTATCATTACCTTGTCTAATAACTAAAGTAAATACACCTCTTGCAGTGTTTGGTGATGTAATTTCCCATCTTAAGTTATTTGATGTTCCATCTGCTAATACACCGCCTGCTGATTCAGCAGATGTGCTATTCATTATAGTACCTTCAGCTAAAGTTTCTAACACAAAGATATCTTCTGTTTCTTGAATATTTCCAGCTGCTAAAGTAAGTATTAAATCTGTACCTGTACCTCCAGTAGCTCCTAATGAAGCTGATGGGATTGTGATTGTTTCACCTGAAACATATCCTGATCCTGTAGAAGTAACTGTTATTGAAGATAATGTTGTATCATTTGATAATACAAATGTAAATACAGCACCTGTACCCGATAAACTTGCTGTTCCTGTAACTCCAGCAACTGTACCAGTTCCACCATCAGCATCAAACGAATTTGTTGTGAATGTTTCAACACCACTAACTAAACCAGTATTACCTTCTACCATAGAAGAAGTTGCAGGACTAAATGATCCTGATGCTACTCTAGTTACAATTAATGATGTACCTCCATTTTGAAAGTAATTGTAAGCTGAAATTGATGTTAAAAAGCTATATTGATCAGAAGCGCTAGAAAAAGTTGCTCCAAAATTAGCTAAGTACTCACTATAAGTTGTTACTAAAGTTGGAATATTCACTTTACCTAGTACCGTAGGACCTATTAAAGCAGCTCCTGCTTGTACGGGTTGTGATGTAATTTGAGATTGATCATTTTCTCTTGCTAATACACCTGGTGATAATAATGTTTCTGCCATTTTATGATTGTTTTATGATAAATATATTAAAGTTCCTCAAAATTTATTCGGTTGGTAAAAACTCACCAGATTCTAAAGAAATGGATCCTTTTCCATACTTTTCTTCTAGTTCTTTAGCTATAGACATTTCTTGTTGTTGGATTTCAATAAATTGTTGTTTTAAATTATTCTTTGAAAATTCTAAATTCATTATTTGAATTTCTGTTTCTCCTAAAACAAGTGTTAATTGTTGAAAACGAGATTTTAAATCTTTTAAATTTTTAATTTCTTCTTCAGTTAAAACTTTTTTTTCCATTTTGTTTATAAATATTAAGTTATTTGTTAAAAGTACATTATTTGGTAATGAAACTCTAAAGATGGGTTACCACCACCACCACCACCACTAACATCTGTAAATTCTAATACTCCACTTGCAGGATCTAAAATAACTGTAACTTGGGGTGCTAAAGTAGCAATAGATGGTGAATTCCCCATACCTGTAAAAATGAATGCATTTAAACCAAGTGTTTTCCCTACTAATTCACTACCACCACCCCCAGTATTAGAAAATTCTGTGATGGTTTTTGAACCTAATGATAATGTTGCAGTTCCAATTATTAATTTAAAAGATTTAATAGTTGAGGTTCCGTTATTAATTGAAACTGATCCTGATATTTCAGATACAGAGCCACTAAAATTAGTTGCATATACTGTATCTACATTTTTAATAGGTGAACCTATATCATAGGAATCATCTGCTATTGGAATAAAATCTCCAGTATTACCTATTTCCCAACGGTCAGTTCCATCTGTTTCAAAAGAAATAGTTCCATTTACTCCTGTATCTGTAACTGTAACATTTGAATTTAATTGGGAAATGGAATTGCTACTACCTCCTCCTCCAGCAGTTGTTTGAGAAGTTCCATCTGCAAAATCAATTTGAGAAATTGAGATTAATGAAGATGAAATTGATGAAGCTGATATTTCTGAAAATATACCATTGCCTGAAGAACTTATATTACCTGATGCAGATATCTCTAAAAATATACCATTGCCTGAAGCACTTATATTTCCGGATGCTGTTATGTTAGTAAAAGTTTGTAAAGAACTTGAATAATAACCTCCGTTTAAAGCTGCTATTGCTGTAGTTGATAAAGAACCAGAAATGTCTGAAGATATTTGGTTTGAACTACTAACCATACCATTAAATACATTAGCATATATAGTTCCACTTGAACTTATAGTACCTGATGCTGTGAGATTACCATCAATATCAACACTACCTGTTGTATCTAAGGATCCTGAAATTTTGATTGTATAATCATCAATACCTGTAAATGCATCTACAGATTGTGACACATTCCAAGCTTCTACAGGTTGCCCTGTAACAATATTTGATTTATCTAAAAGTTTTGCCATTATATTTTTGTTATAAATATCAAGAAAGTTTTATTCTTTCAATAGATTTAATTATTAATTCAGGGGTGATGGTTTTAGTACACTCAAACTGTTTATCTGTATTTTTATTTTTAGGGCACCATTCCCAATCACTAGGGTCTAATTTTTCTTTATTATAACAGCTATTACAAATATTGAGATCAGGTGTAAATATTCTTTCACAGTCTTCAAATTCACTAAAAGGAGCACTAAATCCTGATATTAGTATGGTTTTTTTATTTAATGCCCAATTTAACCAACTTAAACCACTACCTATACCTATAAAAAATTCAGCATTCATCATATCATTAGCCCTTTCAGCTAAAGAATAATCTCCAGTTTTATCAATTACCCCTGTTAATGTGCCTCCTAATTTAGAATCATGCCATTCATCTCCTAAAGGTTCTTTAGTAATCATTACAACTTTATAACCTTCATTATTTAAATAATCAATTATAATTTGCCAACCTCCTGGGTAATTCCAATACTTAGCATGCGCTGAACCGTGTGGGGCTATTATTACATATTTTTCTTCAATAGTAGAGCCTGTGTTTTTGAATGTAAGTTTTGGTTTTAATTCATTATAATCTACCCCCAAAACATCAGCACTACATTCTTGTAAACTATATTTTCTAAAATCACTAGGATTAGCTTCATAATTTATAGTATTATCCTCATTATAATGCCATCCAATTTCATACATAGCATATAAATTGAATACTTCAGTTCCTGGTTTGATAAAAGTGATATTGGGATAATTTTCTTGAAACCATTCATTATAAAATGTAGATACAATTAATTCACAATCATGTTTTTTTCTAAACTCTTCAGCATATGGAAACCATGCTAAAGTATCACCTATAGCCTTTGAAGCAAAATGTATATAAACTTTTTTACCTTTTGCATTATAAGAATG